CACAACACGTTTTTTGTGACTGAGAATGCACATTTTTATTTAAATATAAAATCATCGAGACCGTATATGGTAAGGTTATTATCCACACTACACATTTCGCCATAATCCGTCACAATCCGCCACAAAAAATGAAGAATATTTGTGAATAATAGACATAAAAACATAAAGATAGTATGTATTAAACCAAGCCGTTAATTTTAATACAAAATGGATACACCGGTATCTACAGAAGAATCTACTATCACAACAGTAACAATACCCAAAGAAACGATTCTTCGGTTATTGAAAGATATTCGCGCAGTTATGACGGATTCTTCGTTGGAAGCAGAAGGAATTATGTATAAGCATAGTGAAAATGATATATTAACTGGCTATGCGTGCATTGTCGGTCCTGCGGATAGCGTATATTTTGGTGGATATTATTTTTTCCAATTTAAGTTTCCTACGAATTATCCACATTCGCCGCCGATCGTGACTTATTTGACGAACACTGGAAATATTAGATTTCATCCGAATTATTATACGAATAAAAAAGTGTGTATGTCTATTATAAATACGTGGCGAGGTGAACAATGGACGGGATGTCAGACGATTCGCTCCATTTTGATGACTTTTCAATCTGTATTGGATCGCGAACCATTACTTCACGAACCAGGTATACGCCCGCAACATCACGATTTTAAATCATACCATACAATTGTTGAATATAAAAATTTCGAATTTGCGTGTATGGAACTTCTAGTCAACTTACAAACGCATATCACTATTGAATTTTATGCGGCATTTGAAGAATTTATGTTACGACAGTTTAATAAGAATAAAGAACAGATACGCAAAATAATAGAAGCGAACTCAAAAACCGTTTTAGCTGCATATTATCGTATTTCATTATATGGAGGAATTAATATAAATGTGAACTACGATTTACTGTTGAAGTATTACGACACGAAATTTTATCCGATGATTTCAAATAAATTGCCTAATTAGTGATTCTGAATCGTAATAACCAGTAAAAGTTTTTAACAATATTATTATACATAAATTGAAATGGATTTATAATAATATAAATATAATATAATAACGAGTATAACTGATTCAAATATATAAAAATGCATTTCTGTTCCTGCTGCGATAATATGTACTATATCAGTATCACACCTGATAATGAACTCCAGTATTATTGTAGGAATTGTGGACATATTGATGATAAGATTGCGTCCGATAATATTTGCGTATCCAAGGTGAATATGAAAAAAACAAATACGACTCAATCATTTTCCCAGGTAGTGAATAAATATACGAAACTGGACCCGACATTGCCTAGAATCAAAACGATTCGTTGCCCGAATGATGATTGTATCAGTAATAAAAAGAGTACTGGTTCATTATCGTCGTCGTCGTCAGCCGATGGTAGCTCTTCATCTAGAAATCTGAAAAATGAAGTAATTTATCTAAGATATGACGATACAAACCTTAAATACATTTATCTATGCACAAAATGCGACAAAGTATGGAATACGGAACAACATTGAATTGTTCGAATTACCGAAGTGATTTTATTACTTTTTTATTCATTATTTATAAAATTGAAACATAATAAAGTAATTTAGAATGTATATATAGGCATTATATATACATTATATATACATTTACGTATCTATTAAATCGAACCGAATTGAATTATGTCTACGAACCCACCTTCTAAATCGCAAGTGAAAACAACCTTAGATCAAGAAATCGAAGATGTTACGGCATTAATCGGGGAATCCGCAGATGATCAAAATCCTCTTGAAGAGGAAGACGAATTAATCGGAAGTGATACGGATGCTTCGTCTACCGCTGATTCTAAGTCACAAACAGAAGATGATGTGAGCGACGATGATATTGGCGGAAGCGATGTTTCTGAAAACGAAGACGAAGATTATGATGAACAAAAGAAGAATGATGACGAAGACGAAGATGAAGAAGGTCCAGTCATACCAAAAACTGCAAAGCAGATTAAAGAAGCCAAAAAACGAGTTGCGTCTAAAAAAAACGCCGAAGACGACTTAAGTTTATTGGGTGTTCCGCACGGATTGAATTTTGACGATGATGACGATGAATCCGATGAAAGTGATAAAGACAACGAAGACGAGGAATATTTCCAAAAATTAAAGTCCGATGTTCGTCAAAATTTTGCAGAAATATATCACCCCGAATCATTTTCTCATAACTATGATGAAATTCAAACGTTATCTCGAGTGATTCGAAATAGCTCAGGTGTGATTATCGACGATCTACATCGAACCATTCCTTTTATGACTAAATATGAAAAAACACGTATTTTAGGACAACGTACAAAACAAATCAATGAAGGCGCGCCACCTCTCATTAAAATAGACACAACTGTTATTGACGGATATTTGATCGCTGTTAAGGAACTAGAACAAAAAAAAACACCGTTTATTATACGGCGACCGTTACCAAATGGCGGTTCAGAATATTGGCGCGTTCAGGACCTCGAAATACTGTGAAGAATAATTATTTAACATTTCCAACGTTTTCCACACTCTAAACACGTAACAAATGTAGTCATCGGCTCATCTGCTGAACGTGTTTGTAGTTGATAATACGTACATTTCTTGGATTTACATTTATTACACGTGAAGTTATCAGTTGACGCTTCGATATTTGGTTCGTATTTTTTCTTATCGCGGATTTTCTTATCATCAATTAACTGTTTCCATTTTTCTGGGCATATATCTTGATGACTCATAAATGCGAAATCCTGTGATTTTATTTCTTCTTTTATTACTAGATTCGCAACTTCGGGTTTTTTCAAATTAATATACACAGATCTAAGACGATCAATATATAATGTTACAAAAAACGGATTTGTCCATTTCTTAACGATGTTTTGTTTTGTTGCTGCTTGAATTGCCCAATTATATACACCCTTTTCAATATTTGATGCAGCACTTTCTTGATTCTCTATAAGCGGTGCGATTTTCTTTTTTATCTGGTTTCTAAACTCTTCAGGGTATTCGATGCTTGTGATACTAGACATAATCAAAATACTATAATTGATAACCGTTATATATTCATATATCGTATTCCCTTTAATCAATTTTATAAAATAATCGTTTTACAAAATTGATAACATATTTATTCATATTCTTCTTCTTCCAATTCGGCGTCGTCATCGTCGTCGTCGTCTTCATTATTACGCGCATGCACTGTTTCTTTCTTGGTTGACTTTTTAGATATCACCTTCTTAGGTTTTTTTTCACTAGTATCTGCGATTTTTCTCGGTTTCGCTTGGACCTTAGGTGTGACTATTTCATTTTTATCTTCTTTATCTGTTTCTTGTTCTGATGACTCACATAACTCTTTGCTATCAAACGATAATGATTCTGTATCCGTTTCAGTATCAAATTCGCTTTCGCGTTCGCTTTCGCTTTCGCCGTTACGTTTATTCGATCGTTTGTTTCTTTTTTTATCAGATTTATCACTAGATGAAGAAGTTACTTCGTCGTCGTCGACTACAAAACCATCCTTTAAATATCCATTTCTCGTTTTTTTGGACGCAGGAAGTAGATCCAACTCATCTATTTCATTTTCGTCTTCTTTCGCAGTCGCAGCAAGATCTTCAAAACCGCCAAATAACCGTTCATAAATTATATTCCATCTGTCTATATTTAAACTACACGAAATTTCTTTATCGACACGTGCAACAAGTGCGATCTTTCCGAAAAATAATAGTTCGTCAATTGGCGGTGGTAATTCATACTTGTTTTCTTCACCAGAACGACCATCTGTTTTGCCCCATACATCGATGTATATATATTTTGGTATATCTTTACTATCACTATTCTGCAAAATATTACGGCGCTTATTACGAAACTTATAGGTATGATAACAACTAAAACCATTTGATTTTATGTTTCCACATTTTTTTGATAGAAGCTCTGTTAGCTCTTTTAATCCGACAAATGTCTTCGTTTCCACATTTACTACGCTTAATTTTCCGCTTTTAGATATAACAACTATATCGGTCGACTCTCTGTTGTTGTTAGCTGCTGACTCGCTCGGCATATTCAATCAATAGAACCACAATCACTACTATATGTATACATGAATAGTTTCTATATCAATTTATTCTATAATAATCAATTTATTATTTATTATCCAACCTGGATTTATTATCCAACCTGGATTTATTATCCAACCTGGATTTATTATCCAACCTGGATATATATATTAAACATATCACAATCATAATGATAAATAATAATGTCTTCCCAACCTAATAATGTTCGTCGTCAAAAGAAAAATCAAACCGCGCGACAAGCGATGATGATATCTGGATTACAGACAATTTATCGAAACAATGCAAACTCCAACGCCATAAAAAAAAACATACAAAGTGAAACGCGTATATTTTTTCTAGATATAAGTTTATCTGATATAAATGAAAAATACGCAAAAATCCATCAAATTATAGAAAATGGACGTCTACGACCAAAAGGGACTGAGATATTCTTTGTGAAAAAACAAATGGAACACTTATTACTTACCGATAAATGCATTTATGAGATAAAAACTCAAAAACTCAAATCCAAGCCAAATAGTACACATAAACAAACGATGCATCATTTAGCACAACACGATAACCGCTCCAATATAGACAATGAATATACACAATTTTTACAGCCGAAAATATTAATTGATGGAGATACTACGACAATTGACGTAAAAGCTTGCATCGTTCAAGAATCATCGCGAAAGCACTATACAATTCCGGTTTTAATCGATGAAAGCTATTTTAAATCACCAGAAATAAATAATACAGTTCAGCAAGAAAATATATATACACACCATATTCCGACAGAAAATATATATATTAAGCGTATGAAAAAGATCGTTCGTTTTCACATTAATTCTCCAAACGCATTTGTATTTATTTTTGATGAATATGAAAAAAATATAACAGACTTTTATATGACTACAGAAAATGGTATTCTTCAAACAAGCGATAAATTGAATAATTCATTCAAAGATGATTTGATTTCGTTTTTATCACATTTCAAATTATGTTCATAATATACACATCATAAATATAAAGATATAAATATTATTAATCAAGTAGTCATTTAATAAAATGATATGGTTACTTCAAAACGTTGTATTCTCAATTAGTTTAATCGTTATTTTGCATTATCTATATATTTATTTTAAATCTACATTAACTTCGCCAAAAGTGAAAGATCTTATCTATTGTCCAAAGCAAAAATATGAAACAATATTTAATACAATAGAACGCGGGAATCGTGATTCTACGACTGATATCACATCAATTGTTCCTGAAGGAACATCCAGTTTAGGAATACCAACATCCCAGTTCACAAATAATGATAGTTTTTCGCAAAATTCTCAGTTTATACCATCGAATAGTGTATATAACAATAAACCGAATAATAATCAAAATAATATGATGGATGGGGGTTTGAATACTGATGTTAATAACGTGGTATCCGCGAATCATATGAAAAGTGAACTAAAGGAATATCTTAAAACTCTTGGATTAAAAAAACAGTCATCAACCATAAACACGCATTCTAGAACGTCATCACTATCGAACCGCGGATCTTAATAATTGAATATTATTATTATTATTATTGTATTATGATATACGAGTTAAAGATATAACAATAATAATAATATAGACGGAATATTTTTATTAATGCGTATACTAAGTTCAAGTGATGCAGAATCTTTGCTCAGTCATTTTCCGAGAATTCGACTTTCTTATGAAGTAAGTGTTCATAAGAAAGATGAAACATATATAGATAACTGTTTTATTATACCAAAAGGCAAGCGTTGTATTGCGTGGGCGATGGAATGGAAACGACAAAAAATGATAGCAATCATTGAGATTGCTCCGTCATCTACGCAGCATCAGCATCAGCATCAGAATCAGAATCAGAGGCATTTATATAATAATCAGTCAAATAGTAGGAAAGACAGTCAGTTCATTGAACAATTTCAAAAGGCAAACGGATGGTCACCTGGTCAAATATATATTTATGATGTATGTTATAATGAATCGTTATCATATGGTACGATATTTAGTGGAACATTATTCAAGGTACGTAAAAATCAAACGAGTATATCTAGTTTTTGTATTCAGAACATTTATGTGTATAAAGGACAATATGTATCAACTATCCGATTTGCTGATTATATGAAACTATGCGAAGAGATCTTTATGAAACGTGATATTGTGCAAGTATCGTATACATCGAATAGTCTTATTTTTGGTTTACCAGTAATATGCGATAATGATATAGATGTCGATAAAGTAATATCTACATTACCGTATCAAGTATATTCAATACAATATCGGTGTAATCATAATATTTTATCTGCACGTATTCATCAGAGAGTATTACAAAATACATCATATCAGCAACAACAAAAATATACTACGCCTGGACCGACACCTGGACCGACGCCTCAATATTCGGATAGTAATGTTAAACGTGTTCAGAATGCATCAACTAACGAAATAGTAACGAAACAATTGTTCATAAAACCGGATGATGATATGTTGACTAATATTCAAGCAGCATTCATAATTCGCCCGAATGTTCAAAATGATATATATGAGTTATTTGTTCGGTCGACAGTTAAATCGCCACAAACCAAAGTATCACGTGAGTACGATTTTGTATTTCACGCGTTTGCGCATATACCAAACTATAAAACAAGTGTGATGATGAATAAGTTGTTCCGTACAATAAAAGAAAATCAACGTCTGGATTCTATGGAAGAAAGTGACGATGAATGTGAATTCGAAAATATAGATCAAGACAAATTCGTATCGTTACAGACAGAATATAAAATGATATGCAAATTAAATAAGAAGTTTTGTAAATGGGTTCCTATATCGATCGTAGATACTTCTTCTTCGTCTGGTGAACTCGTAAATAGTAATATAATAACAGATTCACAAGTAAAGCAGCACGAAATACGATATTTACCTAAGAAGTATCATCCGACAAATAGGCATCATACCTAAATATTTGATCTCATATAACATTCTAGATTGGAACTAGGAATAATTCTTCTGATATCATATGCTTTACTTTGTAGCCCATAACATTGTTTATGTATTTTTGTAATTCAGTTATATCAACGCCGCATTGTTTCATATTTACTTCACACCACTCCATTTGAATAAATGGTTTGTATTTTTGAATCGTTTTTTCACCGCCTTGTAAAATAAAATACTCCCATCCCTCAGTGTCTATTTTTATGAAATCTATCGGAATATTATTATTGTAGAATATGTTATCTATTGTATCTACGCTTATTTTCAAAGGATTAACGTCATTAAATCGTAGAGGATTGTTTCCTAGAGTGTGTAATCCATTATGCGAAATCGACGTATTCAGAATAGCTTCGCCTTTATAATTAGAAATACCAATATTGTACGTTAACACATTATTTATATTATTTAAAGCAATATTATCATTCAATAGTTTGAATGTCTCAGGAAAAGGCTCGAATGCATAAAATGTACTTTTGGGCAAGTACTTCGCATATAATGTATATAAACCACTTTGCGCGCCTATATCTAATACGTTTATTTCTTTATCAGCCGGAACATTATCATAAAAATAATTGATAGATGACTCTTCCCATGTTGTCGCATTTCTATTAAATGTGTGAGGAGTTACATTCAATGTTTCTTCTGTTACACGAATCGGAAAATTAACGTTCTTATGATTATAATAATATGTAGCCATATTTTTGCTTATATATTATTAGCACTTTATTGTATTTAAATCATAATAAACGTAATCGTCTATTATGATTAACCAGTATACTAATTGGAATATACGTAATGGTAATCACTTATTCATTCTCATCCGCCTTATCCTGTTCCGCGGCGACGTGTATTTTGCGAAAAATACCACCTATACTTCGATCATTCACAAAATTGGCTCCATCTATATTACCATATTATCGTATTTCGCTATCTTCATCGCCAATGTTGCTACGTTATTTATCAAAAAAAAATGTCGGATTGTTATGTGGTTCATCGACACATATACATAATTCATTATCATATACATCAAAAAATATTATATGCGATAATATGCGCCGCACGAATATAGACATATTATATTCAAAAAAATCAAATATCAATCAATATGTCGTTTCGAATATTACTGACCTAAAAAATATATACGCATTCTCTCCGAATGCTTCATTTTGGATAAAAACAAAAATATCGCGAGACGGTATATCTAATGCGAAGAAAATGATGGATTATATATGGGAGAATAAATGTTTGTATAATGGTATTTACTATGACGTTAGAGAATTTTCAAATGGTCATATTTCAGCGTCCGTTTATTCTCATAAAATCGCAATGAGTTATTTATGTGTTAATATGTTTCCATATTCACACGAAATTGGATTACCAATATCTAATATTCATATCAACGCTTGCGATGAAATATCAACTTTAGATAATTTGAACGAGTTGCGTTCAATTTTCAAAGAATATCATATTTTCAATTATCTGAAAACACAGGGTGTTCAGTTGCATATGTCGGTTGATAAACTTTTCGATACACAAATGTCGCAGCAGCACAATACTTCAGCGTATCCATATGAACGAATCATTAACGAATAATATAATAATGAGGAATGGATGTATTTTGTGTAGTATTTATTTTATTACGTTATTATATACGCAACATATAAATGGTTACTTCAAAGTCTAGTCGGAGAATTAGATTACCCGGTGAACATATGAATCTTCAACCATCTGCCCCTATAAGTGGTCAGAAAATTCGTAAAATTCGCGTATTTCGACTTCGCCCTGATCCAAAAATGTATCTGCAACAACTAAAATCATCTCCTTGCCGTAGCGTGTCCGAGAGAAAATGCAAGAGTCGAAAGTTAAGGCAAAAATGCAAAATGGCGAAAGGACAGAAGCGTTCGTTTTGCCGTAGAAGGACGAATAAACATTATAATGCATAATAATATAATATAATACTAATACATATAGTACTATGCAAGACAATTTATATTTACCAATCAATCCATTGTCTGAGCATAATGGAAATATAGCATTATCTAGTAAAGCGATTCCAACAGTAGGCACTGGAAGCTTATATCAAGGACAAGGTGGTCGTGCGTTCGTTCAGGGCGGTGGTGGTTCATATTATGGATTTAATGTAGGTGAAAATGGTTCAAGTTATGCGAACGGTTCATATGCGCCTATTATTTTAGGAAAAAATGAAGATTCATCGTCTACGTTTTCGGTGAAGAGTGGTGGCGGTCGTATGCGTCGGAAGTCCCGGTCCCGGTCCCAGTCCCAGTCGCGGTCGAAATATTCTCGTAAATATAATAAAAAAAGGAATATCCGCACCCGCAAATTACGTTCATTACGAAAACGGGTATTATCAAAGTATCTTAGAAAATATAAATTGAATCAGTCGCGTAAAATGCAAAGAGGTGGATCTCCGCAATTACAAGCAAACGGAGATATGATTGTAGGATGGGGTGCACCTAACGGACGCAGCGTTCAAGATGAACCGAACGCGGCATATTCCATTGGCGGAACAGTCCAATCAAATAATACCGCTCTAGCAAACCCGGCACAAGCAATACCTTATAATAGCGCACATCCTGTATTATAATTCTAATTGAATCAAGCATTTTCCATTTGTTTTTGGAATGGTTGATTTTATTTTCGCCTTCGCCTTTGTTTCAGTCGATATTGTGAGACTACCGTCTTCGTCATTAATCTCAATAATATCCGCATCTTGAATATTTTCAGATGATACAATATTTGACTGCATTATTGAATTTGCCGCTGCATCTGCGGGTGGTTGATACTTCACAGACCATTTATCCGAATAATAACCATCACTATCAGTCATAATAATCTTGTATCTCTGTTTAATATAATAGGTTTGGCGTTTTAGCCATTGAGCGCGAAACACATCTTGCGGGTCAATAATATCAATGACTAACGGTGATGTGTGCTTAACACGTAAAATTCGCCCAACTGACTGACACACATCCGTTTTAGGCGACGCCATTATCAATGTAGTCAAAGTTTTTATATCTAATCCCTCTGACGCCATCGCATACGTAGCAACGATCACCTTTTTACTTTCACTCGCTTTTAATGCTGCTTCTTTCATACCACCAACATAGAAACCAACTGTCGCAATTTGTCTATGTTGTATCGCATCGTGGAAATAATCAAGAAGCGATCGATTATGCGCGAGTATCATAATCTGCTGGTCAGGATTCGAAGTAAGTTCTTTTTTAATAACATCTAATATGAATTCGCTACGCCGGTTGTAATTACAAACTTTAGAAATCATCGTACTAAACTTCGGGTTTCCGCGATAATCATACTCAGTAGCGTTGAATTCCGGATCATCTATCTTATACTGGATGCCTTTCACAACTACACTATGGGATGTTGTATCATTTTTTTCTTTATGAACAACATCACCCAGAAAATGCTTAAATACTTTCGTCAATCCATCCTTTCTTACCATAGTTCCAGATAATCCTAATGTATATTTAGTCACAATTTTCATCATACATCTGCAAAATACTTCAGCCGACATATGATGACATTCATCATAAACGGATAATCCAAACGTATCAAACATATCTTTCGGGTACTCTTTCATAGAGAGAGACTGTAGCATACCAATAACAATATCCTTATCATCAATATCTATGATTTGACCCTGTATCATTCCAACGCGCGCTGCTGGAAGAAACTGCTGGATTCTCTCGATCCACTGATTTAAAAGGAAACTTTTATGCACAATAACAAGTGTTTTAAGACGAAGTCGAGAGATTATATTTAACGCCATCACAGTCTTGCCTTTTCCGGGATCAACATCAAGCAATCCTCCGCCACCCATACCCCGATTTTCTGGTTTAGTTACTTGATGTATGTACTTATCGATAATCACCCGCTGGTATTCTCTCATATCACCCGAAAATACGAGAGATTCGTGCACAGGACTACCTTCGGGAATACGTGTTTCATCCGGCATTCCATATATTTTTGTACCGTAAAATCTCGGTATATATATTTTTTTTGTACACTCTCTGTAAATAGGGAATTTAGGCGGCTGAACAGGCGCTTTAGGAATATATGCACCAACAGTCAAGTCGTCTTTTAATAGTTTAATATCCGATGTATCCATACATTCCTTTAATAGAGTATATCCTCTTGGTCCGTAATATGTTGAACTTCCGCTTTCACTCATAGAGAAAAATAAATATATACCGGATTATGTTATACTATGTAGAATTATATATTTATGTTCGAGAGATTTCAATTATATATAATCTTAGTTTTAGAAATCACAAAATAAAATATAAAATTATCATATAATAATAACAACGAAACATAAAATAGAATGGATACTTTTCGTAGTTTGATGCGTCAAGAAAAACAACACGAGATAGTTATATTTGTATTACTAGTCTTATATATCGTATTCACACCATCTGTTCCTTTAGGACTTGCAGAATATGCGGAAAGTTTATATGGTCAAATCATTGTAGTTATTATCGCAATAACATTATTTTTGAGCACAAATCCAGTTGTCGGTATTTTAGCATTTTTTGCCGCATATGAATTTATTCGCAGATCCAGTAGAGTTACTGGTAGATTCGGGGTAGAAACGTTCGCTCCAAGTGAAAAGAAAAAAACGGATGTTATGGTTGCTATGAATCCTGAACCTTCACAAACATTAGAGGAAGAACTTGTTCAAAAACTTGTAGAAATAAGCCCGAATAATGTAGTCGGTTCCACGGATGGTGGGTCGTTTCAGCCAGTTCTTGGTCCCCTCTATGGTGCAACCGCACCGGATTATGATGGCGTCTTATAATGTGCGTATCAACCATTACTATTTATATAAGTTATCATTTATTACTTGTATAAATAATCACACGATATTATTATTATACATCGGCAGCAGCAGCACCAGCACCAGAACCAGCACCAGAACCAGCACCAGTATTAATCGCTTTATTTCGTTTTTCCCATAATTTCAAAATTACGTAACCAATTCCTGATAAAAGTAATGTGAAGACTATTGCGCTAATAGCGACAATAAATTTTTTGAATGATGGGTCATTCGTAAGTGCCTTCCAATCAATGCTTTTACTACCACTACTTTTCTTATCAACACTACCATCTTTACTTGGCGTTGTACTTTTGTATAAAATTGTACCATCCTGACCAGTATTATCGCATTGTAAGTAATATTCATCCGTTCCTGAATTATTCGCGCCATTTTTATTATAAAGGTACACCGTGTTTGTTGTAGCCATTTTTACTGCGATCTTTTTGATCGCAGTTGGTCTATTCTTAATATCTGTTACACTAGTAATAGAATCGCGTGATACAGTTATCGCATTCTTTTTATGGTATACCACATATGTTACTACCCCTTTTTTTGAAAATAAATCACTAGCAACATACGTATAAAACCCAGATTTAGGTATAAGATCTCCTAAATTGAAATTTGTAATTTCCGATGGTCTCGTGCTTTCAGTTTCAGATTTAGGTAGATTTTGCAATATCTGATTTGTTATCTCACTACTCTGTTTTCCACCAGTTCCTACTTCTATCGGAATAGTTATTATTAAAGTCTCACCATTATTATTATTTGTGTGATATATTAACATTTCTGCTGCTGCTTTATTTCCATCATAGGTATGAAGTGATGGTTGATATATCCTTATATAATCCGGTTTATACTCATTATTATTAAAAGATACTGGAAATTGATTCGTTCGATCATATTTTATTTCATAATATTTATCCTGTTTAGTTATAACACAACTACTTGAGTTGTATTTAAATTTCAAGTCACAATTAGACGTGCAATTCAATTTATCATTGGAGACAATTGATGAATCAACATTAATTGGCGCTTCATCACCAAGAGGCATTTTATTCCTATAACTATTATAATACTAGATAATTTGTTTACTTTGTGATTACTATATATAATATTATATATAATTTATGTATATGTGAACAAATGAAATTATCGCGAAATAAGATACGAAAATTATACAAACAAAAAAATCAGAGTTTTAAAAGAGGCAAAAATAATAGTAATAATCAACCTAAACGATTCAAAAAACAGTATACATTTAGACAAAAGATATCAGACACAAATAGTTTTGAAAATAATCACAATGATAAACATACGATACACTCTTTATCCAATCTGTTAAATAAAACGGTGAAGACATATATTCCCAAGTTTGAGTTATCACGGTTGGTTGATAAGTATAAAAATATACGTAGAAGACGCAAATTTGTGATGCGTGGTGGGGTAGTAGTAGACACGACATCCGAAGCAACACCAGCAGCACCAGCAGCAGCAGCAGCAGCAGCAGCAGCAGCAGAACCGGACCAATCCGATGAAGTTATCGAGTCTACATCGTTTAAACCAGATGACTCTAATGTGAATGAATTACTGCAAGCATTGTTAACTGGTCAGGAATATAATTATGTATTCACACAGCCAATAAATGGTGCGAGTGAGTTTAAATTAGATAGTGTCCGCTATGGTAAAATAGAAAAACCAGAAGAAAAAAAACCACCTGCACCAGCAGCACCAGCACCAGCAGAAGGACCCAAAAGACCATCCGTATCGACAGGAACCGGTGACGATTCTACGAAGACCGACTCAAGTAAAAAAGAAGAGTTTATAATTTCTCCTGGTGATGAGATAACAGTTGCTGCTGGTGATCCCATATCAGACGTAAAACCACCAGGTACAGCATTTATTAACGACGCAAAAAAAGGAAAATTTACGAGTATAGACGAAAAAGGTAATATAGCAGTTGCGTTTGACGACCCAAAACCCACTATAACTCAACCTATAACAGCCAACAGAGTATATAAACAAGGTGAAATCACAATAGAAGAGTTACAGGAGACACAAGACCCAAAATTCACTAAGTTACCTCTCGATTGTGTTCGTTTAATAATATCAGAGCCATCGGACGGTTCAGGTAAATCAGCCGTTCAATATTTAATTAATTTAACAGCTGGATCGGAAATAAAAATCAATTCAACATTACTTAGTGTATTGAAATTTATAGACAGCGTTGATGATTCTGTGCAAACACTAAAGGAAGACACTACAAAACAACTAGAAGCAGTAAAAAATTTGTTAGAGACATATGTGACTAAAAATGCGAGCAGCCCGGAAAAGCTTACCAAATTAAAAGAATTAATACCTAAACAAATAACAAGGGGAGAACTAGGTCGGCTTATATCAATTTTTGAGAAGGCTAAGATAAAATTAAGTCCTGAATTAGAGAAAGCAATTAGTGATGCGCCACCGCAAGAAGAATGTGAATCTCCTGTCCCCCCGCAACAATCTATACAGCTAACTGTTACTACGGATAATAAACAAGGAGTAACAACTATTTCTACAGCCAAAACTTCGGAATCAGATAGTTTGCAGGACTTCTTAAAAGTGGTTGGTACACAATCGGGTGATGCAAAACAAAAGGAAGAAGATACATCAAACGATGTAGCAGGAGCAGGAGCAGGAGCAGTAGGAGATGCAGCACAAGAAACATCAGCAGCAGCACCAGTAACAGCAGAAGCACAAGTAACAGCCAGACAAGACAACGCACCACAACCAGCAGCACCACAACCATCAGCAGAAGCACAAGAATCAGCAGCACAACCAGCAGCAGCAGCAGCAGAAGTAACAGCAGTACCAGTAACATCAACACCAGTAACATCAGAACAAGTGAACGCATCACAACCAGCAGCAGCACAACCAGAAGCAGCAGCACAATCATCAACAGCTAATACAGAATCACAGTTAAAAGAAGAAAACAAACAACAACAACCAGGAGGAGCCGCTAAAGGTGGTCGCCCAAATAGATCGCGTAATTCGAATAATAGAAGGTCGAAACAAAGCAAGTCAACAATACGTAAAAACCGAAAGTAAACATTCATAAACAATAATAAAAACTGTAGTATTATTGTTTATCATTTGATCAACGTTATGGAGTGATAATAGATTAGATTAAAATGGAAGATATCGCAACGACGCACTATCATATGCAGTTACTTTAAACGCGTCATTATAACCTTCTACAAAAACAATATCACCAGTACTCACATTATTACATCCATATTCACCAGTGCCGCTTCTACCATTCACAGTAACCGGTAATTTTATCGCATTATTCTTATCGCTTAAGGTATAAAACTGCCATTTGTCGCGATTTGCGAAAAGAGGACGTCCGATTAGCGGAAGTATCGTTTCTTGTGTTCCACCATTACGAGTTAATATACCAACTTGGCGATATGTAGTATCTACAGATTGGGTAGGAACATTTACGCGCATTCCTATACCGCCATAATGCATAGTTCCTGCACCACCACCTCCGCCCATTCCAGATATACCTCCGCCCGCACCCCCGCGTATATCATAAATAGAGGTCATAGAACCAGTTGTATTATCTCTCAAAGGTGGGACATAAGGATTCATCAATACATCTTGATTTGCTGATGGTCCTCCTGCGCCAAAATCAAGAAAATCTGACGGAGATGTTGTAGTCATCGAAACAGGTGCAAATATTGCCGTTTGTCCCTGTCCGTGTCCGTGTCCATATCCGTGCCCGTGTCCGTACCCGTGCCCGTATCGAGAAAACACAAAAAATACGACACCTATAATCACAATAACTATGAGAATTAATGTTATGTTCTCAAAACAAAGAACGCCCGGAGGACATTTTCTTACCATTTTGTTAATTATTTATGATATGATGCTCCTAAATATATATTGTATCTATATATTTAGAATCTAAAAGGTGCAAAAGGCGAAAGATTTATGCAGCCGGTTTACTACCAGCGAATCCTTTCAACATTTCAGAGATACCGGATAAACCGCCATTACCGGTCATTTGTTCCATAAAACCTTGTGCTGATTTTAATAATGGTTCTATGTCCTTCATATTGTTCATCAGTTGTTTTTGCTGATTCATCAAAGATTTTGTCTGGTCAGTCAAACCGCGAACACCATCCTCACCTATAATATTTTCAATATTGTCGTATGCTTGCTCTAATGTGGACGCATAATCGATTCTATTACCGTTATTTTCGGTTTTTTCATCGTCATCTTTACCGTTATAATTAGCAGGCTTTAATTTAGCCATTCCTTGTTTTTGTTTGGGTTTTTCAGTCGTCGACTGTTCAGTTGGTTTCGTGTCTGCGGCGGGTTTCGCGGGAGCTTTAACGCCAGCTGCCGGTTTCGCTGCCGGTTTCGCAGGGTCCGCGGGTTTTGCAGGGTCCGCCGGCTTGTCTGCGGTTGAAGCGTCATTCGCAGTAGTCAGTCCAGTATTTCCTTCCTTTTCATTATCATCCGCGTCATTCTGATCGTTACCTTCCTTAAATCCCTCAATCATCGTATGCCCGCGAGTAAGTTCAATTAAAATGATAGCAATAAGTGGAGTCAACAAAACGATAATCATATTCTTACTAAAGTATGTAGTCAATAATGAAATCAAAGCCATCAGAATTATCGCGTTAAAATTACGATTTGCTAAAAGTCGAATAATCGCGATTAATATTAAGAAAAGACACCCGTATAATACGAATTTATTTTGGAGAAAGGGCGCATATAACAATTTTGAAACAGATAACATTATCTATCTAAATATAAAATCCTTTATGATTTACTAATGTATATGTTATATGTATTATATATATAAAATACCAAAATATATTAAATTGAACAAAATTAAAAAGAATGCAGTAAATATAGCATCATCCGTAAAATAAACGGTTTAATCATATTATTGTTGTGACTAGTTATTATATGCGTTACCATATAGGTTTGTGTCAAAGATACGCTAAAAATATACACGGATATAATAATGATAGTTCTCCGGAAATAATAGATCATTATCTATGCTTATATTCGTTTGATTATTATACGCGAGAAGAATTTGATTTTGCGATAATTATCACAAATAAATCGCAAAATGAATATGTGAGAAACCCGACAATTGAGAAAAAAATAACACGAATCACAATAGAAATAATCGAAACTGAAACAATGGACCCCGGAAATGAAACAATCGCAATTTATAAGACATTTTGGTTAAGAATATTTCAGCGAAAAGTTCGCAAATGGATCGCATTAAAAAAAACAGTGCATAGAATTGTGAATAAAAATAAGATCGACAAAATGGTAATGAAGCGCGAATATTACGGTAATCGGTTTAATATACGTTCGATATCCCTTCAAGAAATGATGTTATGATTCCAATATTTATTAGTCGTTATCGATACTTTCGCTGCTACTCTCGCTGCTACTCTCGCTGCTACTCTCACTGCGGCTATCGCTTTCTTTATTCACAATAACTAATAGTTCATTTTCAATATCACTGTCTTCATTATCAGGCGATTTTGAAGATGGTAATTCAATATTGAAATCATCGGGTGTATATTTGTTGATAATATCAGGTGTTATTTTTGCGATAGAATCAATTTCATTTAATGTATTCAGAACTTTTCTCATTCGAATTAGTAATCTACCTATTTTTTGTTTATCATTGTGAATAGATTCAATCATAAATGTATCCTTATTATGTTTCTTGCTGTTGCTCTTGCTATTGCTCTTTTTCGATGAGATATGGTCATTTAATACAGAATCTAAATGCTTGATAATATTCTGTAGATACTCGATCTGCTTTGTATGTTCTTCAATAATACCATCAAATAACTGTTTATATTTTAAATATACTGCGAGTAATTTCTTATTATGCTTGTAGTTTTCTTTGCTTTTTATCATTCCTTTGATAATATTAAATTTCGCAATGTTTTCTATTTCTCGATAACCGTTAATTGATTTATCCCGTGAGGATAATGTTTTCGCATCATCATCAAAAACTATCGGTTCTCGTTCTTCTTCTACGATAATGTTCATACTACTATTACAAATATAATAATACTTCTATTATAATAATAATATATTACTGCTATTATATTATTATATTACTGTTATATTTATCATTATTATATTATTTATCACTAAATATGATCTATTATCTTATTTATCTGGTAGCTTGATATTGAATTGCCCTTCGTCATTTAATTCATATGCATTCGCTAGGGTTTTATTATGACGTTCAGAAGTTAGCCGTCCGATATGTCGATTTGTTATTTGATTATAAAACCCAGACAAAAACCCGTGTGAATACCATCGGTTCGCATAATCCATTTCAAAAAATTGGTTCTCACTGTCGTAATTACCGAGAATAAGGATAGCATTCACATCAATAAGCGACGGTCGAAAGCTATAATGCGGCCAATAATGGCTATTTCCGTAAGAAAATTGTCCATTTTTATGTTCGTGAATAGCTATACTGTAGTTATTACTATTGTCGCTATTGTTGCTATTGTTGCTATGTATTATTTTATGACCTTTGATCATATAATCTTGTATCGTTTCACCATAATTACGATTGTATAATATCTGGCGAACATTATATCCCTGCACCCGAGAATCAGTCATCATTCGAACGGGTTTCTTGATATACTCTCCTGGCGTATGAAACAAGAAGTCATCTTCCATATGAATCCAATATTGTGGTTTTATTTCGTTTAATTTATCCCATATAATATTCATACTTGGTCGATGTCCCTTTTCATCTGGTGTTTTCATATAAAAATCAATCCAGGGATATTGCTTTTTCATTTTCGCGCGATCTTCTTCACTTGAATTATCATCAACACAAAACCAGTAATCAATAAGTTGAACATCTCGCCACATATTCAGTATTGAATGTACAGTTTGTTCGAATAAATCAAATCGTTTGCACGTTGTGAATGTGATTATGATATATACGCTTGTTATTTTATTTCGATTCAGAGTAATAAACTGTTTTGGGTGTGGGTGATTCGTAGTATTCATATACGATAAGTCCGGTGATAATAATAATTTATACTTTGTGATACGAATAGACAGTTCTCCTGATACTTCTTTATTTTCGTTAGTATAGTGTTCGTCCCATATATCGATAATAGTAGGTTTTCCAGTTAAACACGAGCGAACTTTATCGAATAATCGATTCCATATTGTGAAAAATACTTCCGAAAATGATTCACCGTTTTCGGCTGTCCTCGAACAAAACGCATCCACTGCATAAAATAACCGTAATAATGTTGAAATATCATCATCATCTATATATTCGAGGTAAAAAATCAAATTCGATAATGTAGATGCTATAAATTGATATTCCATACTATTGTTTTCTAGTATTGTTTTACAACATTCGTAACCGCTTTTTTTGTCTGATATATAATACGCCGATATTGAATTATTATACTCAATAATATCATTATACTTATCCATAGAGACGAACAATTTATTTGTAGGGTGTTTGTTATAGTTTTTATATTTATGATAAAGTGCATTCACAAGAACATGATTTTCGTCTTTTCGTAATAATTCTATAGCCAACGCGATACCTTCGATTCGTTCTTCATCATATTCCATCGTTTTGCAATAATATTTAAGTGAATTCGTCTTGTCTCCTTTACGAGCATATAGATTACCCAAACATAATGCGCTGTAATATTTTTCTTGCATCCAATTATCTTGCGAAAGTACACGAGTATACCATTCAATCGATTTATCGGTATACAAGAACCCAGCATCCATATAGCTTTGTGCACAATAAAAAGCGTATCTCTCTGCGAGCATTTTATGTCCACTACCGTCACCAAGTTTGTATCCATCCATTTCTTTTTTTGTATCCGTTTTCAAGAACAATCGCATCATTCACATATTTGTTTGGATCTTTGCTCCGATTTCCAGACCGACCAGATTCGATAAAATAGTCGCCATCAATAATAGACGAATTTTCTTCGCAATCAATGCATTGGATATATTCGTGTAAAACTCCGACAAATTTCCATCGTTTGCGATTATTGACTATAAGTGTCCGAAGATATACAAATGACTGACCTAGTTTCAATTGATACGCGTCGTGATTGAGATGCGTCGGCATTATAAATTTTCCGTGTACAACATCGTCGGCATCGAATATCATAAGATAATCAGTTTTATTGAACGCCATATCTAATGCGAGGGTTCGATTGAATCCGAAATCGCGCCACTCGACTTGTGATATTTCACCTGGTATTTGTCTGGATTCAAAAAAACGGCGAATAATATCGATTGTATTATCCGTCGAACCGGTATCGGATATATAATATGCATCGAACTGGACATATTCGCAAAGATTTGTTAATGTTTTTTCGATGATATGCGACTCGTTTTTCACAATCATATTTAAACAAATCGTATAAGATTTAGAAGATATATTCTTAACATTTGAAGGCAACAGTTTATTATTGGTATTTGCGTCGGTCACTTCGGAGATAATCATAATTAATAATCAATTCGGATGAATATTATCTTCATTTATATTTATGCTAGTTTAATGCGTTATAGAAATGTAACATAGAAATAATATATAATAATAATAGTATAATAATAGTATAATATACTAATCGCGAGTATTATCTTCGAATCTCTCGAACATCGACTTTTAAACCAAATATTTTATAAGAAATTGCGATGTCGTTCACTCGTTTTCGTGATGATCCAGCACGTATCCAGAAACAATTACAACAAGCGACTGATGTTGGTCGGTACGTATTGAATGTACCGGGTCCAGGCGATAAGCCGCTTTATATGGAAGACCCATATATTCGCCCACAATATTGGGCAGGTAATATAATGACGAATACCGTGGATATTGAGACTGAATTACGTGGTATGACTAGGAGACTTAATAAAGATACACCTGAGAATTATTATTTATCAAATGATGCATCGGTTGCATCGAGAACAAACGAATTGATCGTATGCCCTACACGTACCGGTTCTGCAGTAGAACAGTCGAGGGTCACGCACCCAGCGTGGATGTTACGTGATGTAGAGCAAGATAATTGGAAAATGCTGCATTTTGATCCACAGGATAATGTATTTATGCCTTTTAATAATAATTTAAGCACACGTATTTTAGAGAAAGACCATTTTACTCCGAGGGTTGAATCTATAGGTCAACGCAGTGGAGGACCCTTAAAAGATGATACATATGTAGCAGTCCATCCACTACATCGAAATCCGGTTCTGGAAGGTATGGCTGGAGAAAGACGAACGACTGAACGAGGATTAGGAGTGGATGGGTTTGGTACCTTTGGTGATTCGAAATGCATGAATGATTCTTGTGATGTGAAAAATGTGGGAGACTTCCGCCAATTTAGCGGTGAAGCGTTATTTTCATAATAGTGATTTTATTCCGTATATATATTATATTGATCAAACAAGTGCGAGATATAATATATTTTTAATATAATAGAAGTAATTATTTATATTTGAAACATATAAGCATATAAGATATAAATGGCTGAAATAGCAGTTGGTGCATTACTATTAGGTGCAGCCTATATTGCGTCGAATCAGAAAAATGGAAATTTACTCACACAGGAAGGTATGACTACATCGACTAATATGGGGCGGACAAGACCTAATTATTTACCGAATACGACAATACCGCCGACGAATTACCCAGTTATTCGTCCTGAAACAGGTTCAAATGTGAATGATTATGCGAACCCGAATACACCAACTGACCGTTATTATGCTAGAAATGTGGATTATGATAAAATGTCGGCAGGTGTTGCTGGTGGAGTAGGAGGTGTAGGAATATTAAGAAGTGTGGGAAATACGAATTCTGCGTCGGTAAATGCCCCATCTAAGAATTATGACGGTGAATCTCTCGAGTATGGCGGATCTGGAGGTAACAATACCCAATTTGGAGATAATTATTCGAAGGATGGATTTCAATCATTGATGGGTGAGAAAATCGATGTGAGTAAGTTTAAGCATAATAATATGGAACCGTATTATGGTGCAAAGATACGCGGTGTTTCATCTGGTGCGAATATGAATGAGAATATGTTAGATAGTAAAGTTGGCGCGGGTTCGCAGTATATATCAAAGACCGAACAGGCGCCATTATTTGTTCCACACGAAAATCTACACTTACCAAATGGTATGCCGAATCAGAATGATTTTTATCAGTCGCGAGTGCTTCCGAGTATGAAGATATCAAATGTGAAGCCTTGGGAGGAAGTTCGTGTAGGTCCTGGTTTGGATCAGGGATATGGAACACAGGGTTCACTCGGTTTTAATTCCGGTATGGAGTCAAGAGATAAATGGATTGATCGTAGCGTAGATGAGTTACGCGTGAAGACGAATCCAAAGTTGTCGTATTCATTAGAGGGGCATCAAGGTCCAGCAGCGCATTATATCCAAACGGCACCTACTAGTGAAACTTTAGGACGAATGGAGAAACATCTTCCAGATACGTATTTTATTAATACGCCAGATCGCTGGTTCACAACCACCGGTCTTGAGAAAGGAGAGACATTGCGACCCATTGAGATGGATAGAGACAGTAATCGCCAGACGACAACATCGGAATATTATGGTGTGACTGCGACAACTGGTGCTTCGGCAATGTATGCTCCAGAAAATTATGAAGATCCGAAGAGGGAAGTATATGACGGAAAGCCGATAATCAACCCTTATTCCGCAGAGAGAAACGTAGCAACTGAGGCGGATTATGGTCGTATGAGTTATAAATTAACCCACAATAATCGAACAACCGTCCGCCCAAATGAGATGGGTGGTATTCACGGCGCGATGCGGGCGGTTGTTGCACCATTACTCGATATACTTAAGCCATCTCGTAAAGAAAATGTCGTAGGAAATTTGCGACCATATGAGAATGCGAAGATGCCGGTGAGTGCTGGCGCAATGTTCAATCCGGCGGATAGAGCACCTACTACAATTAAGGAGACTACAGTCGGTTTAGTTGGTTTTGACCATTTAAATGTGGAGAGACAGGCAGCGGCAGGATATTTAATCTCGCAGAATACTCCATTTGAAACAGAACGCGCAACTACTTCTATTGACTATTTAGGAGGACCTGGAGGCGCAGTTACTCATATGGGGAATCAATTATATAATGCTGCATACAACCAGCGCAACAATGTGAATAAGACATATAAAAATATAACAAATCACGGCGCGATGTCTCTATTTAATTCGAATACAAATGTACAAATCGATAGATTAGACGCGGATAGAATGAATAATAGAACAATGGCGCCGACAAATGCCCCAGCAATGATACCTAGTATCGACATTCACGGCAAGATGACTATGCCTCAAAGCTATGATGAAACTAAATTAAACGATAGAATTAATCCGGATATATTGAACGCATTTAGACAAAATCCGTATACACATAGTTTACAGACGTATTAAATATACGACAATAAATAATACAATAATGTAAAATATTCTATAAGTTATATATAACAATATAACAATTTCATAGAATATTTTATTTGAATACATATAGTAGTATTTACGAAATTTGGAAACTATGAATATATTTAAGTTTTTCGAAGATAAACATACTGTTATATTTGTATTAATATTAGTATTATTAGTAAGTGTATGGATATCAAGAACATATCGTAATGGCGGTTTTGGTGGTTGGTTATCTCCAGCAGAAGGGTATGGAAGCGGTATTATTGAGGGTTTTACTGGGATTGGAAATTTGATTATGCCGGGTAGTACCAACCAGAATACATATTGTGGAATGATTACTGGTACAGTAATACCTGAGATTGGGTTTCCATTTTCATTAACAAGTGCACAAGCGATTCCTGCGGCGGCGGCGGCAGTAGCGGCATCTGGTGGTTCGGGTGGTTCGGGTGGATCAGCTGCAGTCCCAGCCGGTAAGATATATATAAATTATCCGTCAGGGTATTTTGTTGAGTTAGCCTCTAGTGATGTTGGAAAAATCTTTTCTGCGAGGTTATTCGATAATACTGGAGTAGTACGTGCGGACACAGGTGCAAATGGTGGAACTGTACGTCTAGACATTACTAATACTGCTGCGCCAAAAATTGAATATACTATAGGTGGCGGTGTAGCGATTGGTGAAGGTAGTTACGTGTTAAAAATATATAATTTGAAATTGGGTGCTGCAATTGATGCCGGATCGGGACAAACCGGAACAATATATCTCACAACCAGCACAAGTGTAAGCACTCGTCTTCTTGATATATTACACCCAGCAATCGCTGCATCTAAGAGAGATGTTCCAAGATACCCAGAAATATGTAGACGAATGACCGTAAATCCAGTTGTTACTGTATATTCTCCACCATATGAGAGTACATTACCAAAAGTCAGTTCAGCCGTATTCGTTAAACTAGTATTCACCCTAACAAATCCGTTTTTGAATGGAGATAAATTTGTTGTGCAGATACCAGATTTACTACAGAGTTCTGGAGGAATTGGTATTGATACTGCGAGGGCGGATACAACGCCGGCGGCTAGATCGTTCACAACTGGTGATCTAACATTTTCTGCAGCAAATACCAGTTCTGTAGTTCCGAATTATTTTTCTAAAAATCATATCATATTTGTTCCAACATTAACTGCAGATATACCTGCTGGAACAAGAATAACATTGAATTTCGGTGGTTTAACAACCCCTGCTAGTGAAAAACCACAGATAAATGATGCGCAAATAGTCACACTTAACTCAAGTGGTGTTATGATCGAACGTGGAACTTTCACATTTCCTGCGATAACCGGTGGAAGTGCTGCGGCGTCGTCATCGTCGTCGTCGTCGTCTAGTGGAACCGCAAGCGACGGAACAACGTATGTTACATCTGCGGCATCATCAGTATTAATTAGCGATGTGAAACGTCAAGGTATAAACGCGATAAATGCGCAAAAAGCATATGAGACTGCGTGGACAAAATTAAGAAATGCATCAGCAAGTGAAAAGCAAGCGGCGCAAGATGCATATGATGTCGCAGTAAAAATACGAAATCGTTTACTATCGAGTCATCCGGATTCTTGGTTTGATGGATCCGCGTGGCGATACGGAGATGACGGATATGTTAAAAAATGTACCGAGCCATCAACCTTGTCTACAAATGAAGGGAATTGCCAGAATATCTTTAAGATGGATGCGAGTGGAAACTTGATTAAAACCGCTGACGGAAATAATATTCTTCTTATGAAGAAATGCCCTTGGAAGTGTAATAATCCTGGACAGTCTGGATCAGATGCGTGCAGAATTGACGCTGATTGTTTGAAGGTGATTCGCTGGGCGACATATTTACCAGATGGAACACAGATTGAAAAGAATCTCCTATCAACTTCAAGATCAAGCTATGACGATATTGCGAGTGCATCAAGTAGCAGTTTATTGGACGAATCTGATATCTATCGTAGAGGCGTAACCCGTAATTTTTCGAGATATAAGCGAAGAGGGCAAGGTTATGAAGGTGATCAGCCGAGCGAATACTATGGTCGCGGTCATCATCAACGTGGCTTGTTTGGAACAATACGCGATGCTACAGGAAATATAATCCGTAGTGTCGGAAATTGGATTGATCCAGATGATCCAAACGCGAATAGACGTTCAAATAAACATAATGCATATTATTACGAAGATGGATCGCCGGCAGCGACTGCATACCTAGGACAATATAACGGACAAGCATATGAGGACGAATCACTTTACACAATCGCTGCGAAACCGACCAATTATTATTATACTACGAATTACTATTACACTGATAATCCAAATGAAGTAAATGACGGTAAAAGCAATATGCCTGGAGCATTATCCTCTGTAACGCCGTACGAACCCGCAATCAATGTATGATAACAACACAATTTGCGTATCCATACATAAATAAGAGTATACAACTATTTTATTCAAATATGAATTAAACATTATATTATCATTGATATAACATAATTATCGATAATAATAACAAATATAGACAACAACAAATATAGACAATGATAGAATCTCTCGAACATCCGATTCTAATTCACGAGGATATCCATAAAAAACTTGAATATTTCATAAAAAACCGTAAGATTCCGAATATTATTTTTTACGGTCCACACGGATGTGGAAAAACTCATATACTGAACCGATTCATTCACTCCATTTATAGTGGCGATAAGACATATATCAAGAACTATGTGATGAAGGCAAACTGTGCACACGGTAAAGGAATACGGTTTATCCGAGAGGAACTTAAGTTTTTCGCGAAGACGAATATTGATTTACAGGATGGGAGTATTTTTAAATCTGTTATACTAACAAATGCGGATAAATTAACGATTGACGCGCAATCGGCTTTGCGTAGATGTATTGAATTATTTAGTTATTCGACGAGGTTTTTCATTGTAGTTGAGAACAAAGATAATCTACTGAAGCCGATTTTATCGAGGTTTTGTGATATTTATGTTCCGACGCCGATAATAGATGGAATATCGACAAATTTACACCATTATCATACGGAAAGAATATGTAATATGGATACGATAAATAAGCAACGGATTAAATCTCTCGAGAATCTGATCCATATTCATCCATCATACCGTACAAACAATAGTACGCCAGAGTTGACGGAAACGTGTGAGAATCATAGGAATATAGCAATATTGTCGAGAGATTTATATGAGAAGGGGTTTAGTGCATTGGATATTATTCAGTTTGTGAACGACAGTGATATGAATGAGATGAAAAAATATGAATTATTGGTTATGTTTGATAAAGTTAGAAAGGAGTTTAGAAACGAGAAATTATTGATATTATTTTTGCTACATTTTGTAGTATTTCGTTGTGAACGAAGTTTAGAAAATATATCATTTATGTAAAACGTAGCGTAACTTCTGTGAAATGGATGATTATTCAGTAACATCGTTGTATGAATCAAAAAATGAATGGGCATCTCGGCTGGTTAATATATTAAGTCCGCTTATTCAAGAGGGTTTTAGATCAATATTTGATGAATCAATGAAATTGTGTGTTTCGAATAAGGAATCCGATAAATATTTAATGACGTTTCAGAATTTTCTCTCGAGAGTTCCAAAATGGAATGGAACAATTATACAGCAAGAGACCAATCGTATTAAAGACAAATCAACGTGTGGGTATTTAGAAGATTTAATTACGTGTGTGCATATTATTCATCTAAAGTGTATGACTGCGATGCGTGTTGGTAATAAACAGAAAAAGATAGATATTAAGATTCCGGATCTCTCGAGTTTTATCCACAATGTATATGTTAATTGTGCGCGAAAGCTGTATTCGAATGTGTATATTTTTGAAAAGGGAATAAACCCGCTGAGTATGCAAAAGAACAATCGAGAGTTTGAAATTATTGTGAAGGAATGTATATTCAATACGATACGAGATAATATTCCGGTAGAAGAATTGATTAAAATGTATTTAGAGGATGCGATCGAAGATGTAGTCGAAGTAACTGAGAATGAAGAAGTTATTAAACAGGAGCCGATTATATCTGAAGAGTCTGCGAATATATCGTCTAGACGGCGCGCGCATAATTCTACGAGACGTCGCAGACATCGTGATACCAGTGACGAAAGCGGTGATGCTAGCGAAAGTGGTGATACAAAAACATCATCTGGAAATAATGAACCCATCGGAAACTTGGATTTTGTAGGCGAGTTAAACGGTAGTTCGATCGCACCAGTAGATCAAACCGCTAGCAATACAGAGAATAATAATAATAGTAATACTGATAATATAGGTGTATCATTTGGAAGCAATGATATTCGAACCTTCGAAACAGACTCGAGCGAACGTGTGAATCCATTTATGAGGCACGATGACGCGGATGATGAAGATTCCAGCGACCGACTTCAAATTGGCGGAGATATTGATTTAGATACTTTGGACATACATTCATTGAATATAGATCAAACATTAAATGCACCGCCGCTACTAGATAACATTGAAGTATTATAATATCGCATATTCTGTTTTATATAGTAAAATTTTAACTATACATATTTTACAATACATAATCACAGAGATAAATAATATGGAAGGAACAGCACCAGCATCAGCATCAGCATCAGCACCAGCATCAGCATCAGCGACGGCACCAGCGACAGCATCGGCATCAGCATCAGCATCAGCATCAGCACCAGCATCAGCACCAGCATCAGCATCAGCGCCAGCAGATAAATCTAAATCAGGGAATGCTCTATGGGATTCACTTCCAGTACCAATTAAAAATGCGATAATAATAACAATATCTGTTGCGATAATTATGATACCACCGATCATATTAGACAAAGATCACGAAAATACACTAGACGGATGGTTTAATAACATAGGTATCATAAATATCGCATTAATTTTTGGTTATTTTCTGTTAATAGCATTAATCGCAAAAATATTTCATATCACTATTCCAAAAATGTTTATATAGAATATTATTTTTATTTTATAGAGTTATTCGTATAAAATAAGAATAGTTTATTGAAGGAGTATGTATACGCAAATAATCTGTTTATTCGAATCCATACGTACCTAAGTAATTGTATTTAGCATAAATGACGGATCAAGTATCGCCGAATAATCTATTTGTGATAGGTTTAGTAATATCTGTTATATATTTCATTGTGAAATTCTTAGAGATGAGATTTATTGAAAGTGAATCACAGAAACCGATGAAAGTTCTATTACGTGATACGATTGTAGTATGTATTTCATCAGTAATAGGCGTTTACGTACTTGACCAATTTAAGAATTTGTCCAAGAAAGACACTTCTCTTGGAGGAGGTGCACCATCTGTATTCGTAGATACACCTGGATTTTAAGTAACCAACGTGTTATGTTGTGTTGTCCGAATCATTAGTGTGTCTTCTGATGAACATTGTGTTCTGTGATACCATTTTCGTAATAGTGTTTTCCAACTTTATTTAGATTGGAAAACATCTTATACCAAGCATCAAAATAGCCAATTTCAGTATAACGTGTTTCGTATTTTGTTTTACTCCATTTATCGCAAAACTTTCGAATATATGGGGCAGCAATCGCATTTTTATACTGAGGCATCGATGGGAAGAGATGATGTTCTATTTGAAAATTCAGGTACCCCATAATCCAAGACACTAGTTGTGATTTTGTTGATATATTCACACTATGATTGATCGCATACTGGAACCAAAGCAAATGTTTGTCTTCTGGGATAACATCCGTGAATGTATGCGACAATGAGAAATGCCCGAATAAATAAATAAAATTCCAGAAATTACAAATCATAAGTAAGAAATACGACGTCAAAAAAGAATAATTGGAATAAGACATAAAAATCGCAGGTATAACCGTATGCGATAAAGACATAGAAATTGCCTCAAGCCATTTTACATTTTGTAGCTTATCCTTCACCGATGCAGTAACCGGTCCTAAACCAAGCACCTTTCTTGGGTGAAGGTAATAGGTCCAAAATAAATGAACGAATACACCATTCACAAGGGGTAGAAATGTCCAAGCTTGAAGGCGCATCCATAGACGATTCATAAATTTAGCAGATTTAGGACCATTAGTATTTCTTTCGAATGCGGTATTAAAAAATGCGACGGCTGGAGTCGTATCTAGATCGATATCGTGCTTGATCTTTTGTGGTGTTGCATGATGTTTATTATGCATCGAGTTCCAAACAGAAGCACTGACTCCACCTCCAAATCCCATCGTAACTGTTTGTATAACTCGATCGATTGTTTTGATACCGGTCAAACTAGTATGACCCGCTTCGTGCTGAACCCAACCACATCTTGTTTTAAACATAATAAATGAGAATAATGATGCGTAAATATTATACGGCGCAAGAAATGTACCTAATCCGAAATAAAAGGCGATTTCCATCAATCTAAAATATACGTGAATATAATCCGGTTCAAAGCATCCATTATTGATAAGTGTTTTCCTCATCTCTCGGAAATCCTCCTTTATTTCTGTATCCTCTGTATCCTGTTGATAGTTAGACTCATCGGTATTATCATTAACATTATCATTATATTCACTAAAATCGTTCGTGATATGCGGCAAAGATGTTAGAACACGTCTCGCAGTAGTTGATCGATAGTGGAATTCACGGAACGCATCTGTCGCATCATTGTTCTCTCCTGTTGCATAATTTATAATATTACCACCTGGATGGTCGAAATCTGTGATATCATACTTAGTTCCTTCGATTATTATTGTTTTTCTTTCTTTATGATCTTGTTCTTGTTCTTGTTCTTCATAGTCAACACCGTCGTTATCCGATGATACAGATTCAACTATCTCGTCTCGATGATCTGATTCATCATCGACATTTTCAGCGACATTTTCGGCAATGAATTCATTATTTTTGTTCGATTTACGCGAAGATTTTGAGGTATACGACTGAGGCATCAATACAATATTTACCAAATCGTTAGGTATATCTTTATATAACGGTATATGTTTATATTATAATATAATATTTTATAATTTCGCAACAGTAAATAAATATTATAATTTTTATTTAACAGATAACTGAATTAAAACTAACTCTGTAGTATAGTATAAGTAGTATACATAATCAAATGCAGATTTTTGTGAAGACATTGACTGGAAAAACGATTACTCTTGAAATTGAGATGTCGGATACGATTGAGGCGATAAAGACAAAAATTCAAGATAAGGAAGGAATTCCGCCCGATCAGCAACGTCTTATTTATGCAGGAAAGCAACTGGAAGACGGTAGAACTGTAGCAGATTATAATATTCAGAAGGAGAGCACATTGCATTTGGTATTGCGTCTTAGAGGAGGTAGTAGTACAAGCGTACAATTGCCTAGAACAACTTCACAAGTGAGCGAGTGCGATTTATCTTATATTAAGGATCAATGGAGTGCTGATATGATTCGAGATGGAATGAACGCAATTGTGGAAGCGTCTGCAGGCGATATGTTGAAAAATAAAGAAATGAATGCGTGGGATTATCTTTCGCATTATAGTCCACCGAGTTCACACGGATTTATGTTTAGTGATGATAAGATTGTAGGGGAAATTATGAAGTATATGAATGTTAGTCATTCTGGTAGTTCCTATGGATATACGATGCGGAATTTGGAGTTTATTGCGAAAAATGGTATAGATAAACATAGAGAAATGTACCAGTGATAAACGCCGAACGCTCGGACTTACGTAATAAATAATATAGTATTTTTGTATTATTTATTAGTATTATTAATTATTATATTTAGTCATCTAGTTCACTATAGCAAGGTAGCTGGTCAACATTTATGCAAATATGAGTATTTTTGCCTTCCTTTAAAAATTTCGCAGAGAGGCTTGCGTGCTTTTTGTATTTTTTATGTGTTATTTTGTATTGATCGAATAATGGATCAAGAATCTGCGTAGATGGGATGTGATTATGAACAGATCTTGCGATCATTTTATATAATTTAAAATCGGGATATCGCTCTTCTCCGCTTGATTTGTATAATACATTACGCCCTTTATCGTCAAAGGTCCATTTTACGATTAAGTTGACTACGGGATCAGATTTGCATATTTTTTCGACTTTTCGTATATCGTGAATAAAATAATCGAATAATGCACAGGCAAATCTACATAAATCAAAACTGTAATTCGGTTCTACTACTGGTTTGTTAGCATTATAATAAGGACCAAAATTATATTGTGTTGCGGCATCCCCCTTAAAATTGAAGCTATCACTACATATTAATTCGCCGTGAAATTTGTATATAGAGCGCCCAAAATCGATTATTTTAAAAATACGACCATACGTAGGAACTTTGTAATATTGTTCTTTGTAGAGATAATAAATGAATTCTTCGGTTGTTTCAATAAACATTACGTTATTTGTATGAAGGTCATTGTGCGTGAATTCAAACATATGCTGGTATATCACAAGAGTCATAATAACTTGGAATAAAATAGAGACCCATTCTTCATTTGTGAGTTCGTCATTCATCATAATATTATCAAGCGTAGATACACATTTTTCTAGTAATATTGCTTGAACAGGGAAATTCTTTATTTTCGCAATTACCTTTTCGTCATCGCTATTGTAGCTTTCATCGTCGCCTTCGCTCCCTTCACTGCCTTCGCGATCCACGTCTTCGTGTTCGCCTGCCTCGTCTTCGCTCGAGTCGTCATTGTCGTCGTCACCTTCACTACTATCGCTACTATCGCTCCTCTTTTCGTTATGGTTGTTGCATTTCACTGATTCGGATTCGCAAATATCTGTATCTGTATTGTGATGACTAACCGTATTTTTGTTGGCTTTATTTAGAGATATATCATTCATATCGTCAGCATCACATTCTGTATCACTAGTAGTTGTATTGGATGAATTCGATAATGAAGAATCATCATCGTCACTTCCATATGTATTATCATCAGATGAGTTATCGTGTAATTTATTACTTCCCTTGCGTTTCTTATCCTTTAAATGAAATGGTGCGAGATGATTACTACTGTTAGTTGTATCGACAGGCGTCGCTTCTGTGATAACATCTATACCAGGATCACAGCATTCTATATCGCTTGATGAAGTCAAGTCAGTAGATATGTATGGTACATCATCATACGGTATATCAAGTATTTCGATTTCAGACACACAGTTAGAATTATGAACAAGTTCATTCTCGTCACATTGAACAGTTTCAATCGATTCCGTAACAATTTGTTCAACAACGTCATCGTACTCCTTATCATATGGAGTGGGTCCAGTTCCAATGATTCGTTTTAATTTTAAGCGAACAATACTACTATCAAGTTTATTACCACCACTATTCGTATCTTCATCATTTATTTCATCCAAAGGTAATTCTAGTGTGTATATTTTATTCTCTTGGTTATTAAAAAAATCGCATCCGATAAGATAATCTAAATCGTCATATATATTTGTAGAAAATTCGCTTTGCTTACATAAATAACTGCCGTAGTAATCAATTCCGTGCACATTATTATGTTTGTGCAATGTTTGACTTGTTAAATACGAGAAAAATCCATCTGTATAGGATGCATTATTTTTATCTAACATTTTGGGTTCACAATTTTCGACATTTGAGTTTAATTTAGGTAAAGAATGTGTTTTATCATCATTTATATCATATTTTCCAGATAAATATCGAATTGGATCAAGTAACGGCGAGTATTTCACAAAAATAGAGACATTTTTAGAATTACCATCATCATCTACAATCGTAGTTTCCAAATAATTGGGTGTAGAATACGAGTTTGAAATCTCAGTATTGTTATTATCAGTCGATGATCCAGTATTTTCAGTCTCAATTATATTTTGAATATAGTATTTTTGATTTAGTTGTAACTGATTAAAATTCGAATCGTTTAAATCAAAGAATCTTGAATATAATGGGATATAATTCTGAATATCGTACAATAATGCCGTATTCACTTTATCCGGCGTATTTTTATGTTTTCTATAGTGAAAATTAATTCCTTTTTGCGATGAGCTCATTTGCGAATGATTTGTTATATTTATATTTTCCTAAATGATAAGAATACTATTTAATATGAATGATAAATAGAATATTTATATCTAAATTAAACGGATAGAACGGATAAAATGGGTGAGATATATATATACATATTCGAATAATACAAGGAACACAATAATATATTTCTTCACAGAGATATATAATGAAATACTTATTTATTGATATACGTAAAAGCGATGAGGTTTATGCGAAGCATTTTGCAAAATCCGACAAATATAGTTTTTATAATATTCCGATGAATATGATTAGATTTAATGCACAGACAATTATTGAACATTTAGAATATGTTGATGAAATTTATATTGTATGTGAATCTGCGAATAGATCTCAATTCATTAAGGATAAGTATTTCAGTAGTAATGAAAAAATTAAAGTAAGTAAAAACCTACAATTTTCAAAGTTACAACACGGTTCAAATAATGTTTCTATAAATGAAACTACCAAAATGAATATAGATATTATTGGAAGTAATTCGTTTAATTATTACAGCGATATGCGAATTATTCAGACGATATTAGGTTCAATTATGATACTAGTTGGCTTGTATATTTATATTCAATTACAAACCGAAAAGCTTTTGAATAGAATCAATAGTATACCAGTAATCGTTTTAGTACTGTTTGGATTGATGGCTTTATATAATGGAGTTACGTCAACGTGTTCGATATCGATACTATTAAAAGATTATTTGAATTAAACTGAATATTCCGGATTAGTAATATTTGTTATAATCATTTCGTTAGAACAAATATAATATTCTATTTTTATTATACAAAGTATTTAATCATAACATTTAGCCAGTTATATCGTTTTATTCTTATTTATTCTTATTCATTACCGTATTTACTTTTTCGATGAATTTAGAGTTGGGAAAATTTGATATGAAAGCGATCAGTTTTCGACCTGATGAGAATAAAGGACCAGTTATTGTATTAATCGGGCGTCGTGATACGGGTAAAAGTTTTTTGGTTCAAGATCTTATGTATCATCATCAAGATATTCCAATTGGAACAGTGATATCAGGAACGGAGGCTGGAAACGGTTTTTTCGCAGCACACGTCCCGAAGTTATTCATTCACGATGCATATAATACTGCGATTATAGAGAATATTTTAAAACGACAGAAAGCGGTTTTGAAACAAGTAAAAAAGGAACAGGAAGCATATAAGAAATCGTCGATAGACCCGCGTACATTCGTCGTTCTGGACGATTGTTTATACGATAATAAGTGGACAAAGGATGTGATGATGAGATTGCTTTTTATGAATGGAAGGCACTGGAAAATAATGTTAGTAATAACAATGCAGTATCCACTCGGTATTCCGCCGAATCTGAGAACAAATATTGATTATGTTTTTATTTTGCGAGAACCGTATATCGCGAATCGTAAGCGCATTTATGATAATTATGCGGGTATGTTTCCAACGTTTGAGAGTTTCTGTCAAGTGATGGATCAATGTACCGAGAATTATGAATGTCTAGTCATTAATAATAATGCGAAGTCCAATAAATTGCAAGACCAAATCTTCTGGTATAAAGCGCAACAACACGGACCGTTCAAGCTCGGAAGTAAAGAGTTTTGGGAAATCTCGAAAAATCTTGGTTCTGACGATGAAGACGATAAATCGTATGATCCCGCTTCTGCGAAAAGTAAAGGACCGAAAATTAATGTTAAGAAGAGTAAGTGGTAATATTATCATTGATATTAACGACGACGATTCCGTCTGGTTTTTGATTTTAATCGGGATCCACTATATTTATTAGTTCTACTTCCGCCATTTAAGTCGCTATTTATTTTTGGTGGTGTTATATCCGCGCCATGATCATCCTCGTGATATAATTTAGTAAAACAAACAAACTCACCAATATTTGTCGCAGTGATACCGCGTGCAACTGCCGTTTTTTTCTTACGCGTCATAGCATCACCGAGTGTTATATTTATTTTTGCTGCAGAACCAAGCGGAGTGGAAGTATAAAGTGAAATCAAACGAGCAATTTCGTCATATGATTTGTTCACCCGCCGACACGATATATTTGCCGCTTTCATATTTGCCTTGAATATATCATAATCAAAGTCAAGAGTATGAATATGATGGATTGGTTTTTTTTTATTTTTATCTGGAACAATATTTACTCCCCATATTTCTTCATATGCCCATATCATCTGTGGTTGATCCCAATCAGGATAACTATTGGATGTTATCGCATTATCAATAAGGCTCGCGAATACAAGACAATAATGAATATTACGGCGAACATTTAGTTTAGATATATCGCTATCGTCCAAACCGCGACTATCTATGAAACGGTCGATGCGCGATTTTCTAGAACTGGATACACTTCCAACCCAAAAAGGTAATGATGAGTTCAGGATATCGATAAATCGATCATAACAGCTTTCTATAACAGCTTTACTTGTTATTTTCGAGAGAAATGTTCCTTGTGATGTTTTCGTATGAAAAGCAGATTGCCGCGATCTCTTATATTTCCAGATTTCTTCAATAATCATATCCTTATCACTTATATCGGCAACACGCCCAAAATCGATCGCTCGAACATTATCCTTATTTTCCTCATCAATGAACCAGTTTCCTTCGTGTGCATCAACCAATTGTTTTTTAATCTTTCGCATACATAATAACTGTATAGCTCCTGCGCCACGGGCTGCTGCAACTGTTAGTGTATCATTTGCGATACTTGAGGTAACTTTATACGTATTTTCGCCGGTTGTTTTTGATCGGGTATCATCACCTACCATTTCCATACACATCATAACAACGGTTGTTTTATGTGCGATAATTTGAGATGCAAAATATTGAAAGACACGAATCACCTTTTCACGTTTTGAAGTACTTGCTTTTTGCTGTATCGCGTCGAGTATAAGTTGTATATCAGTTTCATCCATTTCGAGTAAATCACCAACAAGTGATGGAACCATTTTTTCTCCGAGATGGAATGTTTGGTAAAGTTCATTATGATTTTTTTGCTCTATTGTTATTTCAGATGCTTCTAAACTAGATTTTTCGATTTCATTATCAGAATCATCTGAATCATATCCTGGATCTGTTGGTAGGACAAGTTGAAGATCGTCTAACTCTACGTCATTTGGATCGTTCTGTTTCATCACAATTTTAATAACCAAGGTAGAAACGATGACTCCACCGCTTCCAGCCCTTATCTTTTTTTTACCAGATACGCCGATATTATCGCTTCGAATGAATATATCTCCATTCGCATCGACTAAACCACCAGGACGATGTAATGTGAAAATAAAACCAGCCATCGAACTAAATGTGAGCGGATTTATCACCGTATCCGGTCGAAGCATCGCTTCAATAATGCATTTGTTTAATTTTCGTTTATTCAAACAAAAATAGATACCGCCGCCTAACATTATATTAAATTTTTGATATTCCTAATATAATGATATATAATATGATATATAATGAATAATGCGTTATTTTAATCAACGGTATCCATTCCAGATTCTGTCTTTTTCTTCACTTCCGTTAGCGTAGAAAGTCCGTGATCGCCATACTTATCCATCACCACATCATCACTCTCGAACAACTCCTTTCGCATCTCTTCAACAGTCATAGTCACCGATTGTGAATCGTCAGAACCACCAAATGTAGAAACAGACGAAGACAATTCACCCACAATACTAGCCTTATCAACCACGTCTACCAATGTTTCTCCATCCTTCGCCAACATCTGAGTTAACTTATTTCCGCTCTCCTTCGCCAGTTTCTTATTCTCCTCAATCGCCTTCGCTTTCGTTTCTTTCACACGCTTTTCAAACTCATTCTTCGCTTGTTCTTCGTTCTTCTTCTTCTCAGCCATCAACTGATTCAATGTCTCTTCCATATATTCAACACGACCAGTCTTATATGCCTCAGGATGAAACGGCACCCACAGACCTACAGGACCCACAAAAACATCGTGGTTCGGATCTACCTCGCGCAACATTTGACTGCGCAATTCCGCCTCCTTCTGAGAACCAAAGACACCGCGAACCTTAAGTCCGCGAATCGATGTCTGAAAACGATGCTTATCACCAAACTCATTCTCCAACTCGTCTTCGTGCTTATCCAGGAACGTCTTATACTCATCATAAATATTTGTCTTTTGAAGTAATTCCTTCTCCTCCTTTGCGAACTCCTGAAAATCAACTGTGAGCTTCTCGAACTCAAGATGATGCTTAAATGATACAAAATTCAAAAACTGAATAAACTTCTCCATCGACTTTTGATAATCCCAATAGTGTAGAAACTTCTCGAAAAAGAAATGATCCTTTTGCTTTAAAATAGCTTCCGGTGAAACAAAGGAGAGACACGCAAACTTTTGACCAGCAATAGGCTTGTCTTCTTCCAATAGATCGACATATTTAGGATTAACACGACCGAGGTTATCAGTTTGAAGTTCAACTCCAGCAGGAGCATTTCCAGACTCTGAATCCGTGTGAAACATTGATGGTTAATTGTGATATATACTATAAAATAGTAGTTTTAAGTGTTTTAAACGCGAACAAATAATGAATGAAATGAATGAAATGAATGAAATGAATGAAATGAATGAAATGAATATAATAATTTTCTTTCTATTATTTATAATAATAATTTCAAATGACTGCTGGTGTTTTTGATTTAGGCGAACTCGTCAAGAGAACCATTAAATATTTAGTTGAGGGTATTATGGTTGCTATCGCCGCGTATGCCATTCCTAAACGCTCTCTCTCGTTTGAAGAGGTTGCGTTAATTGCCTTGACTGCTGCAGCTACATTTAGTATTCTTGATACTTATGTTCCTAGTTTAGCAGTTTCTGCTAGAACCGGTGCAGGTTTCGGTATCGGCGCGAACCTTGTCGGATTCCCTACACCTCTTCGCGTGTAAATTCACAATAACCACTTGAACTTGACGTGTGGGTAGATGTTTATACCTATATATTAACGATTATGTCTATAATATATAGTAAATACCTGTATTCATTCGATGAACGGACTATTATTATTAAATGAAATTAAAAATAAAATAAGCTCAAAATTCGGTATTGGTGTGCAACATAGAAAAGAAAGTGGCGCAGTATCTGAATTACGTAATAGAATAAATTCATATTATCACGACATTGTCGAACAAGATCCCGATAAAGAACGGTTTATTATCGTATTTATCATTATTTATATTATCGTTTTAGTTGTCCAAAGCAAACGGTTTTATTGGTGGTATCCTTCCTTTAATTTGAGTGAAAATATTAGCTTTGGTTTAGGAAAATCATATCCAGATAATAAACTAGAAATTGATATTATTAATCGCGAATTTATTCTAAAGCGTATGCCGAGTGATGTATCTTTTTTCAGATTAACCGATGCGAGTCCAGCTTATGCATTTGAAGCAATTATATCACCAAACGAAATGACTGTTGACGAAATGAGGCATATTATAACAAATGCACGCGTGATCGCAGTAACACGTATGTTTAAATGGATATATAATCGCGCAAGACCGTCGCAAATACGACCTGATATTATTAATACAGAAAGTGGTACTTTATTAATTTCGGAAACAGCAGACACGCCATCGTATCCATCTGGACACGCTCTTCAATCGTATTATCTAGCAGTAATATTATCGCGCAAATTTCCAGCTAAAACAAAGGCAATTATGGATATGGCGGCAAAATGTGCGAATGTGCGTATTATGGCTGGGCTGCATTATCCTAGTGATCGTGATTTTGCTTGGTGGATTGTATATAATTATTTAGTGGATGTTTAAGACGCCACCAATCCGGGTTGGATTATTTTGGTCGCCACCAATTTCCCGGTTTCTTTTCGACATTTAAAATCATATTGTTGTAATCCACAAATCGCCGTTCTATGTCGCTATAATCTGCGCGTTGCGTGATGCATATCGGAGTTATTAAATACCATCTATCATAACTTTGTAGTTTTTTCCAATAAATATCGCATCCATATTTCGATTTATGTTGCGGATTATATGTGAATAATGATATACCTTCTTCGAAATTTTTAAGAAGCACACTCTGATATTCGCGTCGTACAATATAACTAGTACAGCAATTACAATTTGCTATTCGAACACACTCGGGACCTTCTATTTTATACGGTGGGTAATTATTTCCAGATAACAAAATAACATCCCAATTCTCTCCGTACTTATCTAAAAATATATTCAATTGTTTGACTAATGTCTCCGGATGTATAAACTCGGCATCATCTTCACAAATAAGTACATAATCCCAATTTTTCGCAATAGCAATACGCAAACATTCTGCGTGACTTTTACCACATCCTAACAGCCCATTTTCAGGATCTTTTATCGCAGAGAATCGTTGCACATTTTGAAATGTGAAATCAGCAGGATATTTATTATGTAAATCATCTACTTGTTTTTCAAACAATTTACGACGATCAACTCGCGAATCTAAATTTATATATATCGTGTTCTTAATCACATCACCAATTGTGAGTTTTGTCTTCACTTCATTTTCCATACGAATTATATATTATGTATGTAAATATGAATTACATTTAAATATTAATTATAATGTAACAATATATTCTAGAATATCAATACAGAATAACGAACGATTACATATGATCACCGTGAATATAATGGGTGGTTTGGGCAACCAATTATTCCAGATTTTCGCAACAATAGCTACTGCACTACGTAATAATGATACGTTTTTTTTTATGAGGTATATCCGATTACCGGGTAATCCAGGTCATATTAGAAAAACTCAATGGGATACATTATTTAAATCACTTGATCCATACATAACCAATGTGAACGATATAACAAATGCCGCATTTCAAAAACTGCCTATATGGAAGGAGACATCGTTTGAATATAATGAATTACCTACATCGACCCGTCAATTAGATAAGCCTCTTCGATTATATGGATATTTTCAGAGTGAAAAATACTTTGTATCTAAATATACAGAAATATGTGAAATGATTCAACTGAATGCGAACCAAGAACTCATAAAAAATGAGTGTAGTAGCGAAGAATGGTTGAGAGAAATAAGAGGGGATAATCCGGTAGAAAAAACTAGACAATTGATAAGTATGCATTTTAGAATCGGCGATTCGGTGTTAAACCCGCATATTCACCCCATACTAGATCTTGTATATTATAGAAATGCATTGAATTATATGATTTCAATATTAACTGCGAGCACGCCATTATCAATATTGGTATTTTACGAAGAATGTGATAAGATTACTGTGTATAAAAACATAGAAATATTACAGAAAGAGTTTAATACATACAATATAAAATATTACTTTGTAGATGTTCGGATCGAAGATTGGAAACAATTACTGATGATGAGCATTTGCGATCACAATATTATTGCGAATAGCACATTTAGTTGGTGGGGTGCATATTTTAATTCGAACAAGCAGAAAGTAGTCTGCTACCCGAATATCTGGTTTGGTCCAGGCGTATCGTATAACACAAAAGATTTATGTCCGGATTCGTGGGTAAAAATTATGGCGTTGGTATAAATTCCCAATCTAACTCGATGCATATTTGTTTCCATATTTGGTCTTGTTCAATACGTTTTTCGCGATCTTTCAACATTGGAAAATATGGAAGAAATTCACGTTCTTCGAGCAGTTCACATAATTTATAAACTGTATAATAGTAATTCAAGAAATTCACGCGGTCGTCTGGGCAGAATTTAGCATAGGGTCCTTGAATCTCCATAAACAGATTGCATAAACGGTCTTCCAGATCAGGAGTCATAACTGGAGGTTTAATCCCTAATTTATCTTTAATAAATGGAATGTGTTCATAATATTTATTAAACCCGAGTTTTTTCATAATTTCTTTGGCTTTTTTATCCGTGAATTGAGAGATTTCGATTCTCTCCTTTTTAATCTGTTGCTTAATACTTTCGATAACATTTTCTGGAATGGACGTGGTTTCTTTTGCTTGGAATTGCGCCAAAATTTCGCGAAAATGATTGATTCTTTTATATGCATAAAAACACGCTTCTTTAGGCGGTTCTTTGTACGATGGTTTCTCATTATCAATAAGAAAAATCACGTGTTTCGCACAATGATTGCAAACCATAATACCTTCACATTCGACCGGTATCATTTCGCCTTGTGAACAGAATTGACATATATCAGTAGGATAAACATATTTAGAAATATCGATATAATTATGATCAATACTTGATAGATATTTTTGCACGTTGTTATGAGCATTCAAATGTAATTCTTCTGCCTTTTTCGCTTCAGGTAATTTAAAAAATGCATTTAATGATTTTGTTTTTGTAGCACCACCAGTAGTAATTGTCTTTTTATTCTCGAAATATTCGAAAATATATTCGCTATTATTCAAATAATAACTTTTATAGGTGTGCTCGTGATCTTTTATTGTACTGTTAATTTCTTTAATCCGATCACGGATTTCCATTATTTCGTCGATGGTTGAAACTGATTGTTGTGGAGGTTGTGGAGCATTATTATCATTGTTTAATAACTGTTTCATTTCCTGAAGTTTCAACCTTAACTCTGATTTTTCTTTTTTAAGAGATGGAATAATCACATCTTGAATATGCTGATATCCAGATTGTATTTCTTTGTGCTTACTATCAAGTGTAGTTATACTTTTTTCATCTAATACTATTTTTTTATTGGGCTTATACTTAAATGACGACATAAGATACGACTGACTACTTATACCTGATGTGAAAACGGGAACGGAAAACGGGGAGCGGGAAACGGGGAGCGGGAAACGAGGAAACAGGACTTTATTATAATGAACTAGACAAATGTGATCGTATTTCAAATGAATAAAGTTAATAATACACTTTAGAAATAAATAGATAGTAGTATAAATGTTATAGTAAATGTGATTTGTTATAAAGAGTTTTAGTGATAATTATTTAATTCGTATTTCATTTGTTTCAACGAAATACGAAATAACTTCCATATATTTAGGAAAACGTATATTTTTTCGTATAATGTGTTAATTTCTAAATTTTTTTTCTTGTTCAATATTATAACAAGCAATTTACAATGGGTGGAGGACTTATGCAACTTGTCGCCTATGGCGCACAGGACGTTTACCTTACTGGTAACCCCCAGATTACTTTCTGGAAGGTTTCTTACAAGCGTCACACTAACTTCGCTATGGAGTCTATCGAGCAGACTTTTAACGGTCAGGCTGACTTCGGTCGCCGCGTGACCTGCACCATTTCTCGTAACGGTGATTTGGCTTACCGCACTTACCTTCAGGTGACTCTCCCCGAGATCGGACAGGGTCTTAAGAAGAGTGGTGACAGGGGTGTTTATGCCCGTTGGCTCGACTTCCCCGGTGAGCAGCTCATTTCTCAGGTTGAGGTTGAGATCGGTGGTCAGCGTATTGACCGCCAGTATGGTGACTGGATGCACATCTGGAACCAGCTTACTATGTCTACCGAGCAGCAGCGCGGCTACTTCAAGATGATCGGCAACACCACTCAGTTGACCTTCATCACTGACCCTCTGTTCAACGCCATCGATGGTCCTTGCGACGCCAACGCTCCTCGCCAGGTTTGCGCTCCCCGTAACGCTCTCCCCGAGACGACTCTTTATGTCCCTCTGCAGTTCTGGTTCTGCCGCAACCCCGGTCTTGCTCTTCCTCTGATCGCTCTTCAATATCACGAGGTTAAGATCAACCTCGATATCCGCCCCATCGAGGAGTGCTTGTTTGCTATCTCTACTCTTAACTCTGGTGCTTTGCCTTCTGACTCGTCTTTCAAGACCGTCGCTGCTTACAACCAGTCCCTCGTCGCTGCTTCTCTCTATGTTGACTACGTCTTCTTGGACACCGATGAGCGCAGACGTATGGCTCAGAACCCCCACGAGTACCTGATCGAGCAGCTCCAGTTCACTGGTGATGAGTCCGTCGGTTCTTCTTCCAACAAGATCAAGCTCAACTTTAACCACCCCGTTAAGGAGCTCATCTGGGTTGTCCAGCCCGACAAGAACGTCGACTACTGCTCTTCTCTTGAGCAGGGCACTATCCTCAACCGTCTTCTCGGCGCTCAGCCCTTCAACTACACCGACGCCGTCGATGCTCTTCCTAACGCCATCCACGCCTTCGGCTCTCAGGCTAGTGTTGCTGCAACCACCGGCTCTTTCATCGATGCCTCCGGTCTCTTCAACGATGCCGGTGCCAACGATGTTTACACCACCGGCACTACCTGGTGGAATGTGGACACCACTAGTGGCGCATCTCACGACCTCCCCCATTTCTCCAATATGGGCGGTTATGCCTCTGGTGTCTCTGATGCCGGCACCTTCGTCCTCACCGAGTCTTCCCTCGATATGCACTGCTGGGGTGAGAACCCAGTCGTTACTGCTAAGCTCCAGCTTAACGGTCAGGACCGCTTCTCTGAGCGTGAAGGCACCTACTTCGACCTCGTGCAGCCTTGGCAGCACCACACTCGCGCCCCTGATACCGGTATCAACCTGTATTCTTTCGCGCTGAGACCCGAGGAGCACCAGCCTTCCGGCTCGTGCAACTTCTCTCGTATTGATAACGCTACTTTGCAGCTCGTTCTCTCCAACGCTACCGTTGAGGGCACCAACACTGCTAAGGTGCGTGTCTATGCCGTGAATTACAACGTTCTTCGTGTGATGTCCGGTATGGGCGGCCTTGCCTATAGCAACTAAATTTTTTGTTACGAGTTATAGTCACATATTTTATTTCAAACTATGAAAATATGTGTCTTTATATTTATTATAGGTATGGTTCTCAACGAAATCATTTTACTATTATTTACTACCGACGGCTAACTTTATTGGTAGAATATGAATTATTATTTCACGATTATCTTACTTCATAATAAATTTCTAAAAAATCCCAAAAATAATTATCTGATAATGGACCTTTATGATATATATCTTTTCTTATTTTATCATCTGTTGTATTTTCATTTTTCAATTTTAGTCTATATATACCGATTGTATAATAACAAATATTATTT